TCGTCTATTAGGGCTTGCTCTATCAAAAACGCTCGGGACTCTGAGGTAGGTATCCATATGCTACCTTCCCTCAACATTTGGACGAACTCTTCACCCACCAAGTCAGCCAGCGATGGAATCTCAATCAAGGGTCATTACCTCCATGTATCGTGGTAGAGTCTCAGCGACTTGTGTCTTGAATAATTGGTACTTTGCACCGAGGTCTATGTTTGTGGTTCCTTCGGGCATGAGCACACTTCGGTCATCAGAGAGCAGCAAGTCCATCGCTACCATCTTAGTACAGATGTCCTCAATTGCTTTTTCGACGTACCGCTCTCCATATACATAGGAACATTTGACTGAGTTCCACTGGAAATAAGGGTATGTGTTGTTGAAGTAGATAATACCCAAATCATAGTCACACCACCAATCACGAAGCCTAGCCTCATCACCAGTAGTAGTACCAAAGTAGTCTATCTTGAATCTGTATTGAGTTATTTCTACACCGTTGGAAAGTGCAGCAAGGCACCCACTACTAGCAAGGTCAGTAACACCAGTGAGTGTAGTCGCTGTCTTAGCCGTGTAGTATGCACATTTGACTGAGGAGCCACTACCAGTACATATGATGCCATATGGGGCTAAGGTGGAAGTGTCAGCCAAAGTTATGACACCACTACCGGAAGAGCCGGAAGTGCTAGACACAGTCAAAACAGTGTCAGTTAGGTTTGTTGCAGACATGCCAGTGAGATTTGTGATGCCAAGAGTGGCGTTTTCTCCAGCCTCTCCACGATTCATGCTAGTAACTTTCAACTTTGAGTTACCATAATCAGCGTTAGCAGAAGCCATAAACTCATGATGAACATTAGCAACAGTTGTGCCACTGCTAGAAGCAGAGGTTTCAAGAGAAAATGAAGGAGAGAAGAGGATAGCGTCCTTTTTTCTTCTGAGGTCTTTGTTGATGAGGTCAGCCAATTGTTGAGCAGCGTTAACACCATCAAAATCAGGACTCCATTTGTTAGAGGACGAACCTACTTGAAGGCTAGCCACCCCGCCACCTCCTGGGCAGAGGAACAAATAATCATTCGTGGTTAAAGCGCTGTGGTCTATGATTTCTAAACGAGCCTCAGCCGTACCGACCTCTCTGTATTCTTGACCTTGCCATATTTCTAATCTCAGAATCTGTTGTACATTACGGAACATCAAAGGGACAGTACCAACATAGTCAGTATAGTACCTACGCCTGTAAGGCTTGTAAGTATCGAAGTTAAGATACTCTGCAGTTTGAAGCATTGGCCTCCATGAATTGTTACATAGATTATCTATCTTGTCCTGCATGCGGAGAATCATTGTCTCAACAGCCCTACGAGTCACTCCTCGTCTCTTACCATTAGTGAAAGATTGTAGGTTCTGCAAAGTCGCATTGTCAGCAGTGTCATAATCTCCTGTAGTGCCACCTGACCAAGATATGACTACGTTTGTACCATCTCGGGCAACACTAGTTATTGTGACAGTCTCCCCTAACTCAGTATCGCTAGCAAGTTCTACTTCATCTCCTACTTCAAATCCTACAGTTCTTTGGTCTGCGGGGCTTATAGAGCATGAGGTGCCACCTGTGTTAGTGTCTGCTACCAAATATACGGGGTCAGGTAGGGGTATCTGCAGTATGTCTGCTACTTTTTGAGCACTGCTGTAGATTACTTGGTCAGGGAACAGTGGTCGAGGTTCTCTCTCCCCTGTGTTGAATACCACTGGCACTAAGCACCCCTCCTCATTGGGTGCCAACCTTCGGGGTCATTAGGGTCATACACTCCAGTCTTAGAGTTCACCATGACATTGCTAGGGTTAGGAGATTGTGGTTTAGGTAAATGAGGAGCGTGTGCTTGTACTGGTTGAGGCGTGACATTCTGTAGATTCTCACGAGACCTTTGATTATCAGCCTCTATCTTCTCTAGAGAACCTTGAGGTAGTTGCTCATAGGGGACGAAACTACCAGACCCCTTTGGGTATTCGTACATGTCAGTTGTCATGTTCTTGAGTAAGGCCCATGCATTATTAAATGCGCTCATACTTTCACATCCACCTTACCTAAGTTATACTCCATTGGTTTAGAGCATGCGCCACAGCGCTCTAGGTAACAGAAATGGAGCATGCCACAATGTTTGCAGCGAGTTCCACTACCTATGTCAATCACGTCTCGTATGTTACGAGAGCGTGTGTTCTGCTCAGTTATTTGGCCGGCGAGCCGCTCGCGCGGAGTTGCGTCCGTGCGAACAGACTCACCGGTTGCGTAATTCCATCCTTGCTTGGTTAAACGTCGGAGGTCCTCGGCGTCCATTGTGCTCACCATCAAGTGGTGACCACTACTACGTATAAGTTCCCCGCCATGAGATAACTGGTTATGCCCTCTACCGCCTTACCGTTGGTATAGTCATCTAGGACTTTCTGTATGCCTCCGGCCACAGAAGCCCCTAACTCAATTGCCTCGTCAGGGTTAAACTCAAAGACTTTAACGTCAGTCATGGGGTTTCACCCCCAATCATCGTCGACCCAGGATAATGAACCTGCCACCATCGCTACCAGACTCCGTAAAGTGGCACGTGGTTCCCACGAAGCCAGTTGGGTTTGCCTGCTCGGTAGCACTGTTAGCGGTCACATCGAAGTGTAGTATTTCAGACAAAAAGTCCGAAGCGTCTACACTAGTATCACCGTTAGCCCATGTTCCTGTTAATAGTAGTAAGTTTCCTAGTGTTGTAGGTCTATCATCAAATGCTATTGCCATATTCATTCCTCCTCAGTGGCGACCTCAGCCGCGAGCACTTCATCAACTCTCTCTAGCATCTTCGCTTTCGTGGCGCGGACACCGGACATCTGAACTCCGTGGTCAGCCAACCATGTTTGGATGTCTGCCTTGAGCCAGTTTTCGTCCGGTAGTCCGTCACCATCGTCTTGCGTGAACGTGACTCCTTCGTAGTCGTCAGTTATCTGCCAGTGTGTGTCTTTGAAGGCACCGCGACGCTCGTCCAACCATGCTTGGGATACCTCGACAGGCGTGTGCCTGTCATAGTGACCGTACTTAGTGCGTACAGTTCTTTCAGGTCCTCTCCAAAGTATTGTCGGCATATGAGGTCACTCCTTATTCATGCCACCAAAAGCCAAATCGTAGCGTTCGCAGTGTCATTAGTAGTCCCATCTGCAGTTGCTTCACAGTCTGCCGTAATGACAAGACCGCTAAAGGACAATGCTAGGTTCGCTGTTGCGTCTTTGCTGTGCCCCATGCAAGATAGGATGACATTTGCTCCACCACTTAGTGTGATGGTTTCTGCCTCTGCCAATGCACCTAGAGTCATGCAGACCAATCGTGGTTGCATTCTGTTCGTACCGTCAGTCTGACGGGCTGCGAAAGATGTCAAAGCACCTGGGTATCCAGTTAGCCATGATGTATCATCTTGGTCCACTCCCGCCTGTAGGGGGAGGTCTAGGTCAACCGCGACTGTCGCGGAAGCACTCGTTGTGTAGGTTATTCCTCTGTGTGTTGTTGCTGCCATATCATATCACCTCTGTTATCTCTCCACCAACCTCAAGCAAGGTCACGGATTGAACCTCCTGCACCGAAGAAAGAATCCCATACCTCACCCATGGTTCGGTAGAGTCCCTCTTGTCCTAGTCTGTTTATTGCGAATGGGTCGCCAGTCTCGATACCCGACTCGAAATACTGAGTTGGGATAGCGGTCTGGAACCATAGGTAATCAGTGTCGAAGTAGTAAATCCTCGAGATACCTGATGTGTCCTGCACTACGTCCTTGGAAGGAATGATTGGGACACCGTTGTAGGTAGCCACAATGAATCCAGCCTCGATACCTGGAACACCCTTTACACCGTTGTAGGTTGGGGTGACCCTCTTAGACTCCATGAACCTTTGCTGGCTCTGTAGGAGTTGCTGTACACGCATTAGGGTATCATACCCAGTTAGCATGACCTTAGGGTTACCACCACGCTTCCAAATCTGCTGGAACAATCCGTCCAGTTGATTTAGACTTAGGTTTCTGTTAGTGTTGGCTGCGGAAGACACGTCTACCTCAGCACTGTGGAAGTCTGCGCTACCATCACGGGTGATGGAGTACAGGTCGTGGTCTGTGGTTGCACTTACGTGACCTGTGCCGGTTGTCATTGTGTCAGGGTCTGTTGTCAGACGGTCTAGTGACTCAAGGTCGTTACCTGCTGGGGTCTCCACATCTTCTAGGAGCATCCTGTTGATGTGGTCTGCGTGGTGCTTGCCCATTTCCTCTTTGAGGACTTGGCGTACATCTCCAAGACCGTCATCCTTGTCAGATAGGAACATGCTTACTTCGCTTAGGTCGAAAGCGTGTCCAATCGTCTTTGGCTTTGCAGCCACGTGTAGGAAGTCAGGCTTGGTGGTGTCAGGCAGAGTAGCGTTTTCAGCCAGTCCACCGCCAACTGTGAAGGAAGGCTTGGAGGTAATGATTCTCCATCCACTTCTTTCCCAAGGTTTCTTTGGAAGGATTGAGAACGCATTGAACTCTTGGTTCAGTTGCGACCAAACTTTCCTACCATAGATTGCTTGGTAAGTACCTGCAGTGGTGCTCAGTAGCGGAGCGTCCGCTTTGAGTATGTCTCCACTGCTGTATGTGTACCCAGTCGTTGCTGTACCACCGTAGTAGTACCTTTCCATATCTTGTATTGTTCTTACGTAATTACGTGCCATATTCAGTTGCCTCCTTGTAATGCTTTTCCAGCCATCCTGTGAACGTCATCCCATGACATCTCTGCCATGTCCTTTGTTTCAGGGACTGTCATCATTGGAACAGTTGCAGACTTCTGTATGTCTTCGCCTTCGGAGGTCGAGATGTTCTCGATTCTCTCACCTAGAGCGATAACAGCCTTCTGCAGGTCTGCTAGTGGACCACGTGCATCGAACTCTGTTCGTGCTTTCTCTGTCTCTTCTGAGTTAATCTCCTTTTGGAGTCTCATGGAGAACTCGTTACCAAGTTCAGTCTTGAACTTCTGCTCTAGAGCAGCAGCCTTGTAGACTTGGTAAGCCTCTTCAATTTGAGAGGGAGATACGGCTTCGGGGGAGATGTAGTCATCTGCTTTGATGACATTCTTGTTACCGCCAGGAGCAGCACCCATGTTCATCTTTGGCCTCTTGCCGGAATCATCTTCACCAGCACCTTCGATACTGCCCTGCCCACGGTGTGTGTAGCCTGGCTCTCCAGGGGTGTAACCTTTCTCTACCCCTTCGAGGTCTTCTAGAGATGACCTTGCAGCCACTGGGTCATACCCAGCAGACTTGACGGTGGTCTCTAGCCAGTTCAGATAATCTGTCGAAATGACATCATCAAGTTCGTCAGATGCTTTGTACATCTTATCATCCTTGCTTGTCTCGACTTCTTCCTTATCCTTTTTCTTGTCGTCTTTCTTTTCATCCATTGCTTTCTCTGCGTCTTCTGACTTTTCCGCCTCTTCGGCAGCCTTTACAGCAGCCTCTGCTTGGTCGGCATCATCGAGTCTCTTAGAGAGTCTCTCCAACACATTCTGCAACTCATTCATCGTTTCGCTTTCGTCACTCATGTTTTCACCTTTTTTTGTTGTTGTATCCTCCTTTAGGATTCTAAATTGGGCTTCGGGATTGATGCCCTTTTCGCAAATGGTCACTTCATGTAACTCCATACGGCGTATTTCACGATAGTCACCTCTAGTGCCGTCGTGTTTGTTGACACGCTCGAAAGCCTGTCCACCGATGGAGAACGATTTCAGGTTCCCCTTGCGAATCTCTGCTGCTACTTCTCGTGCCTTCTCTATATCGTTGCGGAGTTTGATAACAACGAACATTCCCGTGTCATCTACCTCCGACTTCCATACTCGGCCACCAGTATCAGTGTAGTTAGGGATTACCTCCCCTACTTGTATGTTAGAATGTGCTAGTTGGACGTTTCTGAAACCTGGAGATTTCATGAACTTACCGAAGGCGTCCTTCAATGCGTTCTTTGTGATTAGGTCTCCTTGCTTGTCAACCATTTCAACTGACGCATAACCTGCTACGACTAAGTCAGAAGACCTAGATTTCAATAACACAGGGTCTTCAATAGGAGCCTGCATCATGAGCATTAAGGCACGATTTTTTTCTAATCCTACTTAAATCCCTATGATGATATCGGGAGTTTTAAGTGTTTATTGTCTTTTTCTTTACTGGATGATGAGAACTTTGGACAATCTTCTGCTTTGTGCCCCATGCCTTGACCACAGTCCTCCCCGACCTTTGCTCCACACCAGCAATCTCCACCTTTCTTTTGCCTGTGTGCTGGGTCATGGTCAGGTAGGTTATGACCCTCGGTGTTCTCTGTAGGGCCACTAGGAGATTCGACAGGTGTGGCATAATCTATACCCAGCCCTTTCGGACCAGTAAAAGTCGTCTTCTCTTTCAGTACGTTATCTAAAGCCTCCAACGCAGTCGTTAGTTGCTTGGCTAATTTAGGGTCTTTGAGTAATCGCTCTGCAGGCTTCAACACTTTCTTGGGCTTCTTGTCATGATTTGCTGGAGGCTCCGGTACCACGTTTGCCTTCTTGGCCTTCTTTGTTTCTATCTCTGCTCTTAGGAACACAGCAGCGAGCGGTTCCCAATACTCTCTTTGTGATTCAGCCAACGTCTCTAAGTATGTATTGGGGGCATCTATTGATTTAATGATGAAAGAATGACCGTGTGGTTCAGTGTCATATACAACATGCCCTGCTGGGAACTCCAAATGCACACTACCCTTTTTCACTCTGACATTGTGAGGCACATCTTGGTTCTTCTCTCCACTCAATAGAGATAGGGTTTGTAGGCTGTCTGTAGAATTGGCTTCGGCGTCTTTGATGTATTTAGCGCCATGTAAAGTGAATACTTTCAGATTATCTCTCCCTTTCGCGGTGACATTTGATGTCTTGACAGTAATGCATTGGCCAGGCTCTAACCCGTCCTTTGTTAATGAGCCGACATCCATGTAATACTCACCCTTGAACTTCACAGCCCTATTACCCAAGCGATTGGCTTGGTCTTCTAGTAGTGGACCTACTCCTAAGAGACAAGCACCACCTGTCTCTAATACTATGACATCTAATTGATGCTCTTTAGTCATCAACAACCATTTCGGGTGTCTAGTTTCTCCCTTCATGTAAGTGGAGTCTGCGTCTCTCAGCATTACTTGCTTAACCCCTTTCTCTTTCATGAGGTCATTGACTGCTCTCTCTAGACCTACTGTATCTACCCTCTTTGTATTGATTGGTGCAGGTATGAGCACTTCCTCGGTTGCTGCAAAGTTGGCTCGGAGGTGACGTACTCTATCTTTGGTTGCTGTGTTTCCTAAGTCTTCATCGCCGGCTTTCACAATATCTAGTATGTGCAATATCTCCCCATCCCAAATACAATCCACTAGGAAACCCGCTTTATGACAAGACCGCACGCCCTCTCTGATTTTACTTGGTAAAGGTACAGCCTCTTTGTGTGTATTGTAAGCCTGTACTTTGCTACCATTTTTAGAAACCATTACTCTTTCGCCTTTTGGCCATGATGATAAGACCCAATCTCCAGACAGTCCTTTGAATGAATCAAGGTCATCTAATGAGAAAATGCGGTGCATTGCCTTGACTGGTATAGGCTTCCCTTCGTCTTTATCGTCCTTGTAAAGTAAGTCCATATCAGTCAGCACATCGAAAGACCGGAGGATTTCCCCACTACCACTCACGTTTTGCTGACCTGCTGCTACACTTTCAAAGTTGTCTTGACCGTTCGGTGTAGAGTCCAATGTTGAGCCCACCATTCTATTCATTACCTCGGGATAGAAATGAACTGCAGTTGTAGGTTCCCCTGTTGGTAATTCAGTCATGCCTGATGGCATCTCTCCCAGTGGTTGCTCTTCCGTTGCCACCCCAAAATGCTGGTGTGTCATCCTGTTAAAAGGGAAGCAAGAGAGTTTCGAGCGAGACAGGTCTCCTCTACTACCTACTGAGACACTGCTTGGTTCTATCCTCGTTATATCCATTTTTTCATGGATATTATCCCACCTCCCTCTACAATGGAAGAAGTCGGCTAACATCTCGAACTTCTTATCTAAGGGTAAGGAATCATTGTAACCTGCTAAAGTGTTAGCGTGTTCGGGGAATGCTAGCAGACCATTTCTGTTCTTAGCAGTGGTTAAGTCTCTAGCGATGATTGACATTATACTTGCAGAGCCCTTCGGTGCGTTGAGTAACGAACTCCATTCGTGGAACAACTCATTCTGACTGACTGAATTACCCATCCTTGCTTTGAAATAGTCTCTCAGTAGAATACTAAGTTGAGCACCTTTACCATACTCTGCTATCTTCCTAGCAGTGTTACTGCTCTCTTCCTTGTAACTTTCACTAGTTTTGTCTGGTTTCATCCAACCTACTGGATTCAAGTCTTTCTCGTGATGATTGACTCTCTTTAGGTTCTCTAAATGGCCCGCAGTGCTTAATTTCTCATGTTCTGTTTCCGAATCTCTATCTCTCAACGCTTCCAACTTAGTCCTTAAATCATGAACGTAAGTTGGGCTGTACATCTTGTCGAGCATCTTCAATATCTTCGAGTGGCCCAACTCGGGATGTAAGTAAGAGTCGAGTAATTGATGTCCGTCTACGTCTCTGTCTGCCGACTCTTGTGTGATTCGCCTTAGCGGATGAGGATGTTTGTTCTGTGCTTCAAATGAACGTCTATCAGATATCACATATTTACTGTAATTAGATTTAGATTGGTAATCGTTGTATGTGAGATTGTTAGTCTTTGGGTCATAATCAAACCCAGCATCGGAGAGTTTTGAGACCCAGTCTTCAATCTCACCTGCCTCTTTCGCTGCCGGTATGACATTGTTCATCACCCTCTTCAACAAGTCTCTGTCATCACCCTGCATGAGATGATATCCGGACTCTAACATTCTATACATCATAGTACGTCTACGTGATAACTCTGCCCTACCAGACACTGGCAAATCGGAATGGATACGAAGATTCTCTTCCTCGAACTTGGACATCTTGTCTTTCAGAGAAAGGTTTGCGTACGTATCATCTTTGCCAGCGGCTCTCAAGGCATAATCGGCTAGTGTGATAGGCCATGAGTGCTGTAGTGCTTGATACAAATTGACCTCGTCTTTGACTATCTGCATGACCTTACCTGGGCTAATACCTGCTCGGTAATAGATATCAGGCTCATCTTCTAACTCATACTCGTCACCTAATTCTTGATGCGCTCTATGTCGGGCTTTGTCAGACAACTCTTCCGCAGCCTCATTGACTTGAGGTGTTCGGTATTCGGGCTGTGTAGGTGAATGCATAACGTGGTCTACCCATTGTGCAGCAAACTCAGCAGGGTGAGGCCCTAATGCGACAGGCTTACCGTCTTGTTGAATGATACATCTTTCAGGTACTTCCAACATCTGTTGGCTCATATAACGACCCGCATATCCTTCTTTCTCGTAACGCCCATCAGGTGTTCCAACCAAACCTTTCTCACGTGGCTTTTCTTCAACATCGACTTGTGAATCATATCCCTCACTACCCAAAAACAAGGCTACGTCTAATGGGGTCGGTGTCTTACCAGTGGCTCTCTCTATCTGCTGTCGCGTAGGAGCGCTTTTGGTAGAGTTAGGATGTAGTAGATTGCTAGGGGTGAATATATCCCTGTCTCCTGTGTCAGGGCCGTGAGGCTCAAGTTCGAGATAGTGCTTGCCATTGACTTCTACTAATGGGTAGAAGTGATTGCGAGAGACATTGCTCAGTCTAGATTGTATGGCTTCTCTCCAATGAGGCAATACCCTCGTCTTCTGAGGCTCTTCATAACCTGAGATGTCAGAACCACGTGGTCGGCGCCTGCCTCTAGTAGAGGTCATGGAAGCGAATATGTTGTGTAACATACCCTCTTCAAAGAACTTTGATGGGTGTCTAAGCAATTCTTCGGGCACTGTCTTGGTTTTGAGGGCTTTCTGTAGTATTTCATAGAACGGCTCGGGCTCCTCAAGCACTGTCACACCATCAATGTGTAACGGCAATGTCCCTCCAAGACCCCAAAGGCTGGCTCTCAATTTTAACATGAATGTACGCTCTAATGTTCTATCTTGCTCGGCACCCTTCTTACCAATCATGTTATGTGCATAAGAACCAGTTATCTTAGAACTCTGAGAGGAAGCCATGCCACAACCATCTTCCAATTGTTCAACGCCGTTATTTCTCATATTGTTGAGTCGCATATTCGATGTCAGTGCTGGGTGATGAGTGTGTGTATTACGAGAGGGTCTCTTACCTGAGTAGAACATCTTGCTCATGCTGATAAGCCACGCTTGCAGACCGTGCCCCTTCTTTGATTGGCCGTACCTAACTAATTGTTGAGCGTCCTCTTTGGTTTTGGGCATCTTACCTTCTAATGCTCTCAAAGCCTTGTCACTCCATATTTTGTATGCCTTCGCCTCCTGAGAGGCTCCTTCTCCAGTGAAGTTGAAACCCTCCACCATTCTAGAAATTGGCATTGCGTCCCTAATAGTTAGCATTCTCACGGCTGACTCATCAGGAGTCATCAAAGAGTTCTCAGCAAATACTCCCTTATCTGCAGGTATGTAACCAAGAGAGCCTTTGGCTTCTTCTTCGCCTAAGTTGACACGCCTTAACGCTTTTAACGAGCCACGCAAATCTGTAGCATGTTCACTATGTGGCATCTCTCCCTCATCTAGAAGGTTACCAGTATGTCTAATGAGAGCGTTTCTCAGAAGGTCTTCTACGTCCAACGTGTCCTCTCTATATTGTTGCCTTGCGTTGGGGTCTATTCTAGCCTCGTCACTACTTTGGAGTTGAGCCTCGCTGAACTCTTCTTCGGGGAAATCTGCGTTTAACATCTCTGAAAGTATTGGTAATTCAGAGTTACCTCTGATTTGACCGACCCCCAAGGGTTCTTCACGATTCATCACTATGTCATACTCGACACCTAGTCTTCCTAGCCCTAATATGAAGTCCTTGTAGCCCTTATCTCCTGGCTTTTTCATCTCACGCCTGTCTGATATTATGAAGTTCTCAGGCTCTAAGGCTCTGAACTCGTGTGGGTATCGTTGAGCATTTATTGCTATAGTGTCTTGGGACTCCTTGCCCAAACCACCCTTTCTAGTGTGTCTAGTATGATGAGGGTACATTGGCATTTTCTTGAGGCCTGCTTTAATACGTCTCATCAACGATTTCTCACCATCACTAGAATCCACGTCATCTAGAGCGATACTTTCGTAAGGGTCTATCCAAGGACTCAAAACTTTGTGGTTCGAGTCTCTCCTCCTCACATAGGTGAACGGCTCAGCACTGTGCCCACCATAATCCAAATCAGCGTAATGTACTGCCCTTCTATGTTCAGGGCCTGTTATCGTTCCCTCCTTGAGTGCTTTATCAAGCGCTCTTTGGACATCAGCAATGGAATCCATAGGCCAGTCCGGTATGTCAAAATCGTCATTCCAAATGTTATTACCATCCTTGTCTTGAGAATATTTTTGTTTGAAACGCCTGTAAATCCCACTCTTTCCAGTGGAGAATGTCTCCTTACTGTGCAAACGGAGCCTGTGTGACTCCTTCAATAAACGACGGAAGAGCATCTTGTAAATCTCAGCATCTGCATGACGAACTACTGGTTGTACGTGGTTATGGGACACATCTACAGGACCAGTAAAGAAGTTCGCTGCTGATTCTTTATTGACCATTCGCATTTGTTTGATGAAGCGACCTATCTCCATACCGGAGAATCCTTGCCCTTTCACCCCGTTCGAGAATATATCATCATCAGCAAAGTGAATAAATGGGGTTTGAGGGACACCGTCTTCATTTCTATTGTCATCATCGACATACAACTTACTTTCGTAATCGTAACCCTTCTCGTGTTCCGGCGCTAACTTTCTTGATATCCTCGTCCCTCTCTCACCGTCTGACTCAGGGGGGTAATCAAAATCCCTCAAGTGATACTCAGCACAATGTTGGTAGTACGCTTGTGCTGCACTGACAGCATCATCAAATGGTAATGCCTCCAAGCCCATCTCAATTGCGAGATTGCCATGTTGTTGATTGACATCCCTCAGTTCATCGTAATCTTCACGTGTTGCAATCGAGAGATATCCGCCAAGATTCATTTTCCCTGTTGTGTCATAGAGATTGTCCCACACATTTGAGTCCTTCATACCGTCTAATTCTAATGCCCAGTGCTCAATGAACAACTTTCTCTTATGTTCTTCATTGTAATCAGAGTTGGGGAAACGCTGCTCATACTCCCGCAACCACTTTTGGTATCTACGTTCATATAACCTATATCTCATTTCTTTAGGCAATTGCCCAACTAAGTCGGGGTTGAGATGACCAATTGAGTCTTTGTAGGCTTCTATTTTGTACGGATGGTCAAACCTGGCTTGTACAGCACCTTTGCCACGCACCTCTTCGGGTATTCTCAGAACATCCTCTGCGTGGTCATCGAAATACTTGTCTCCCTCTCTTACAAAGAACTCAGATTTGGGTAAATAGTAATCTTTGAGATGTTGATACAATAGTGGCGCTCTTGAGTTCTCTATGAACATATTGAGTAGTGAGAACTCGTCAGGTAGAGTGGGGTCGTCACTACCTTTCGCTCTATCCGCCAACAGTTCACGGACGGCGGCTGTGTTCTTCTCACACGCTAAAGGGTAACGACCTGCGAGCAAGTCATCTGCGTAGGTTCTGAGCATCTTGTTGTATGGGGAGTTCGGCCCATTACCGATGCACGCTTGCTGTGCACCAAACTTACCACTAGGGGTATTGTCAGGTATTCTGCTCCTATGCCTGAAAGTGCTAGTGGGTAAACCACTGCGACGATTGAAAGGGTCTATGTTGCTGGGAGGCCCTGTAGGCTCTTCCGGTTCTTTCAATGAATCAGTCGCCATGTGCGGAATCTGTTGTATCTTAGGAGGGCCAAACTTGACCTTTGGTTCTACAACTACCTTCTGCTCTTTGAGGACCTCTTCCATCTTAGACAAGGTGTCGTCCCAATCAAAATCTAAATCGTGATTGACTAAATTATGACAAGCAAAATACAGTTCTGCTGCATCGTCTTCATCTAAGGATAGTTGGAATCTAGCCTTTGCGTTCAAGAAGTAGTCTTGAGGAGATTCACGCACACAACCACCACCTCATCACATTCCTGGGAGGTTAGGTGGTCCTCCTGCGCCTTCGTCTCCGCCCATAGGCATATCAGGCGCTGGCATATCTCCACCACCGCCACCTAGAGCCTTGACTTTCTTTCCTAACTCCATAAGCATATCAGATATTCCTGCTGGGTCACTAGGTACTTCTCCACCCATTCCACCACCCATGTCAGGTGAGTCACCGCCACCCATTAGAGCAGCGAGCATTGCAGCGTCGTCACCGCCACCGCCGCCGCCACCCATTGGTGGTTTGGGTCCACCAGGCATTGGAGGGGCTTTGCTCATTTTATCTCCTCCACAACATGCTGATGACATCTTACCACTACCGCAAGGGCATTTCTTTTCGCCCTTCTTGATACCTATTTTCTTACCCTTCTTATTTTTAAGAGCGTTCTTCATAGGTTCTTCTCTATCACCGTCACCGTCAGCGTCTAGGAAATCAGGCTTTGCCCCTTTCCTAATACCACCTGCGTTGTTCTCATGAGCGGCAAGTGACGAGCCAGTTTGGTGAGGGTTAGCGTTGATGAGATTGACTGTCTCAGCAGCAGTGCTTTGCCTTTTGACAGATTCTATATCTTCCTCGGGTTGATATTGGTTAGTCCAATAATGAGTCATCTGTGCCTCCTCGACACCTGTTATGTTCCTTAATTGAGAGTCATCTCTTAGAGATGCAATCTTGCTTAGCATCTCATCCATGTTATTTGCTTTCTCTATTAGTTCATCTACATCAGGAGCGTATTCTCCTACATCTACTTTCATTGGCTTCATTGGTCAACAGGCCTCCCTTCTGTCATGGCCGCCTCATTAGCCATAGCGTGAATCTGGTCCCAGTTCATTTCATGCCATTCTTCGTTAGAGGAAGGCATGTTGGGAATCATTACTCCATCTATGGCGATGGCAGCCTTCTCTATTACTTCGTTCCTGTCACCCCTAAGAGGGTCTCCCCATACATCTTCGGTAGAAGGGGTACCGAACTTTACGTATCCGGACTTCTGTAGAAGATAATCAGGGCTAGAAACCATTTTTCTCAGTTCTTGGTTCTGCAATTTGAGATTGCCTATGTCACCATCCATGCGCTCCATCTTTGTGATAAGAGCATCGACTAAATCGGTGACATCGTTAGACATTAATCAACCCTCTGACCGAATCCTTGTTGTGGTCTCCAGTTAGAGGCAATACCATCAGGCCCGATATAACCGAGAGGTCTGTCGCCCTTGATGATAGCGCCTTGGTCTTTGAACTCCATGACCGGAGCACCACCTGCGTATATGTCATTGACTCCAACTGCTCTGTTACCATCTACTTCTGATTTGTATATTGCAGTCACATCAGTTGCTAGGTAATCACTGGTTTGTGCAATAGACCTAAGAAACTGCTGTGCGGCCACCAAATCGTTACTTTCTAGTGCATTTTTGAACTCAGAAATGCTAGTTTCGAGTTTTCTAACCATGGGGTCCAGTTTGACAATCGTGTCGGACATTGGCTATGGCACCCCCTATCTCCACTTTAACATTCTCATCCAGGCAAGTTTGAGTCTTTCTTATTATTGAGGGGGTCTGAGGCCGATTCTTGTGCGTCTCGCACTGCATCTAACGCTTGTTCCATAGGGCCTTTTTTCGCCCCTCTTTGATTCTTTTTACTCTTAGGTGCACCTGACTGTTGAGTCTCAGAACTAACTGGTGCTGGCCCTCTATCTCTCAACCCTTGGCTCTCGCCCAAACCTGCCGCTTTCTCCATGGTCATTATCTCATTGCCTCTAGAGCGAACTCTTGGTGGTTGACCTGCGACTGTCTGAGCCCTCATGGCTCTGTCAGCGCCAGGTATCATTGCCTGTGTAGGCGGTGCTTGGGTGGGCGGTGGTGCTTGTGCACCCCCTTGCGCCATACCTCTACGAGGTGGCATCATAGGCGCTCC